TGATCTCCGGCGACAAGGATTGGGTTCAGCTCGTCAACGAGAGCATCATCTGGTTCGATCCGATCCAGGACCGCAAGATCCGCACCGCCGCTGACATGAAGACGGCGCTCAAATATGACCTCGCTGACTTCAAGCAGTTCCTCGAATTCAAGTGCCTGTTTGGCGACTCCGGCGACAACATTCCAGGCGTCGGTGGCATCGGTGAAAAAGGCGCGATCGACTTCCTCAATCAATACGGCTCGGTCGCCAACTTCTCGAATATGTGCATCGACGGCACGCTCGATCTGAAGAAGGTGCCGAAGAAGTATCGCAACCTGGTCGAAGACGAGGACCGGCGCATCAAGTTCGGCTTCAACATGAAGCTGATGGATCTGCGCACCACCCAACGTCCTGATCCGCTGAACCTCGACGTCAACAGAGGAACGCCGGACGTCGAGCGTTTCGAGAAATTCTGCGACCGCTTCATGTTCAAGTCGATCACCAAGGATCTGACTGAATGGCTGAGTGTGTTCGCAGCCTTCCAGCATCTGCAACAGGAACAAGCAGCATGACACAGCCATCCGCTCACAAGCAGCTCGAAACCTCGATCACGAAGGTCTCGGTCGCTATCCAAGCGCTGAGCAAGACCTTCGAGAAGATTGCGCCCGAGCTCTCCGAGAAGGACATGCGCAAGGCGTTTCACTATCTGCATGGCGTCTTTATCGCAGCACAGCAGCGTGCCGAGCTCGATCACCGTATCGCGCAAGGTATCTCGCCGAAGTTTTCGCTGGCGGATATCGAACTGCCGGAGCTGCCCAAGGCCACTTGGTCTACAGCGCCTGGCAGCGTGCAAATTACGACCCTGCCGTATCAAGTTCCGAGTCCGGCGCCAGTTGAGCCGATCGCCGCGATCGTGCCACCGCCTGCAGCAGCGCCAGTCGTGCAGCCGGCGGCTAGTCCCGTTCTGTCAGACGGCACAATCGACTTGCGCCAGGTGGACGGCAGAACTGCAGCGAAGCTCATCGGCGGCCGGCTCACCAAGCAGGGCAAGAAGGAACGCAAAGAACGGCCGCGCCGGTATAAGTCAGTCAAAACTGACTTACAAGAAGATGACGACGGTTACACACCGCCACCGAGCCTCGAGGCGAGCTCGAAGGACGAGGTGGACTTCATTGACGACAACGTGACAGACAACACAGGAGACGACGACTAATGGCATCTGCAGCAGATATCGCAAAAGTGCTGGCCGGCATCATCGGCGGCAATGACGACGAGACGACAGTCACGAGCTGGCTGCCGTCAGGTTTTCCGCCGCTCAACCACGCATCCTCCTCGGATTGGGCGAACTGCTTCCCGGTCGGTCGCATGATCGAGATCGCCGGTCCTCCCTCCTCCGGCAAGACTGCGATCGCAACGGCAGCTATGGCGGCCGCGCAGCAAATGGGCGGCATTGCAGCGTTCATGGACCACGAGCGCTCCTTCTCCCTGAAGCTTGCTCCGCGTCTCGGCCTCGATGTCACGCCTGGCCGGTTCATCTTCAAGACGCCGCGCACGTTCGAAGCTTCGCTTCAGCTCTGCGTCGTCGCCTCGGCCGCCATCCGTGAGAAGAAGCTCATCAAGCCGGACGCGCCGATCTGCTGGGTTTTCGACTCCCTGGCAGCAATGGTGCCACAGTCGGCGCTCTACGAAATGAAGGCAGGCAAGGTCGTCGGCGAGAAGTCCCTCGAGGATCGCAACATGAACGACAACACAGCGCTGGCGCGTGCGACGTCGAATGCATTTCCGGCCTTCGCGCAGCACGTCGAAGAGCTCGGCATCTGTGCCATCTTCCTGAACCAGCTTCGCACCGACATCGGCGTCAAGTTCGGCGATCCGCGCAAGACCACTGGCGGCAATGCTCCGGGCTTCTACTTCTCGCAGCGTCTCTGGCTCTCTGCCGCCGCAATCAAGCTCGGCGACGAAGTGCTTGGCATGGAAGTGACGGGCCGGTTCATGAAGAACAAGGTCGCTCGCCCGTTCCAGAAGGCCTCCTGGCGCTTCATGTTCGAAGAAGACGGCACTGGCCGCTTCGACCGCGAACGCTCGCTGATCGAGTTTCTGAATGGCGAGAAGTTGATGCCGACCCTGAACACGGACACCGGCAAGGAAGTCAAGGCAGGTTCGGTGTTCTGGGAAGGCAAGGTCGTTCCGCGTGGCACGCTCGCCAAGCAGATCCGCGCTGAAGGTGACAAGGGCTTCGCCAAGCTGGTTGCGCTGCTGCCGGCTAACTACGAGCCGCCGGTCGTCGAGGAGGTCGAGGCGGAAGCTGACGACAGCATCTTGCTCGGTGAAGCGGCATAATACTGGTCCTGAGATTCACTTCCGTCGAAATCTCGCTATTACAGTAGCATATGAAATTTGCGGGGTGATTTGCATGAAAGTTATTTCGATCTGGCAGCCGTGGGCGACACTCATCGTCCACGGCTTCAAATTCTTTGAGACACGCACTTGGGCGCCTCCGCGCTCGGTGCTCGGCAAAGAGATCGGGATCGCAGCGACCAAAAGTCTTCTTCCGGCACAGATCGCGGCTTATAACGACCCTGAGTTCCAGTTCTTCTACAAGGATCTCGGTCTGCCGCCGCTTGATGAACTGCCGCGAGGCTATCTGCTCGGCACGGCCACGCTCGACTCCTATGAAGTCGTGACGCCGGACTTCCTCGACGATATCACGCGCGAGGAGCGTGCCTACGGATGGTTCAAGGAGGGCGGCTTTGCTTGGCGCATGCTGAAACCCAAATTGCTCGAGCATCCGATCCCGATCAAAGGAGCCCAAGGCCTCTACGAATGGAAGGGCTTTGAGAATGGCACGCAAGCAGAAGGTTCGTTCAACAATCGTCCGCAAGGGGCGGCGAATCTACGGTCATATATTTCACTTTGCTAATCGCGATATCTATCTCGCCAGCCGGAAGCTCGATCAGATCTTTCGTTCTGGCGAGAAGACCAATTCCGACGCCGTGCGCAACGATGTTGCGTGTTGGGCGATCGACGAGGAAACCCTCGGTGAAATGCGCCTTATGGGTATCCGCTACGTCGGCGTGAAGGTCCGGCAGAACAACGACATTTACGTTACCTGCATCGACAACTTCTTTAATCGCAAGCTCGCAAAATTTCTTGATTATGGCAGACGTGGTGGCGGACAACAGCGCTACCTTCCGTTGCAGCATTTCAGCTACAAGCCAGGTCGCGTTAAAATCAGATAGGAGACATAATGCAGGCTTTCACAATCCAAATTCCAAAGGGAACCAAGCTTCAGGATCGGCACGGTGACTCGGAAGAGACCATCGGCGTGAACCTGAACCTCGTTGCGGTCGATCATAAGAATGCGCTTTTGCTTGGCTCCGTTATCTACGCAACGCGCATCAACGATGATCCTATCACCACATTCAATACGGCTCCGCCGAACGAAACGAGCACCGATTTTGTCGAAGTGCTGGCGCGCGCCATAGATATTTCCGGCACGATCAATATCGAAGGTGGCGTTCTTCTCGAAAGGCACACCGGCGCCAGCGCTTTAGAGGTCTTCATCAAGGCTTCGGAGGCTGGCAAGGCTCGCTGGCTTCGGCTGCTCGACCAGTCCGGAGAGATTACGCCCTGGCGCGTCGTTACCGAGCTTCAGAAAATCTTCTAAGAATCCAGCGAGGCCGCTGTTGCGTCCCTCGCTGTTTTTCGTATAACTGTTGTCAGTAAACATTGACTGACACAAAGGAACGCACTTGAGCTATGTAATTCTTTCCGACATTCACGGCCACAAGTGGAGCCTGTTCTCCAAGCCGACGGCAGAAGGCGTCAATGGCCGGCTGCAGATCATCATCGACGAGATCCATCGTGCCGCAGATCATGCAGTGTCGATCGGCGCCTCGCACATGGTCATTGCTGGCGACGTCTTGCATGTTCGCGGCTCGATCGACCCTGAAGTCCTCAATCCGCTCGAGGACTGCTTCTATGAAGTGCTCGGCAAAGGTCTCGATATCGTCGCGATCCCAGGCAATCACGACCTCGCCGGCAAAGAGACGACAGCGATTGGCAATGCCATTCGCACCTTCGGCAAGATGCAGAACGGCGGCAAGTGTTTCATCGTTGATGAAAGGCCGACGATCCGCTGGATGGGCGATCACCGGATCGCGATGTTCCCTTTCCGCGCGACATTCACAAGCCTGCTCGAAGACATGCAGGTTATCGCCAATGAGCTGAAGCACCATGTCGGCGAGACAGACGCATTCATCCACGCCGGTATCGATGGCGTGCTGCCTTCCATGCCGGATCACGGTTTGACGCCTGCGATGCTGCAGACGTTCGGCTTCAGAGCCGTCTTTGCTGGCGACTACCACAATCACAAGGATCTCGGCGGCAATATCTACTCGATCGGCGCGCTCACACATCAGACCTGGAGCGATCTAGGCTCGCGTGCCGGCTTCATGGTCGTTCACGACGACGGCTCGATCAAGCATATGGCGACACACGCGCCACGGTTCATCGACGTCACCGGTATGACCGAAGAGGAAATGGCGGAAGCCGCGCGTGGCAACTATGTGCGCTTCTCGGCAAAGGACATGACGACGGCCGAGATCACGGAGATCCGGAAGTTCTTCGAGGATAACGGTTCACTCGGCACCTCGATCATCGCCACCAAGAAGGTCGCGACTGCTCGGCGACCAGGCGCTGCGAAAGCAGGCTCGACGCTCGATGACTCGGTCGTCTCATTTGTCGACGGCGACGCCACCATCCCCGCTTTCATCGATCGCGACAGGCTGAAGAGCGCCTGTGTCGAGGTTCTCGCGAAAGCCCGTTCTGTGCACGAAGAAGCCTAAAGCTACCCTTTCGCACACAAGCTATTGTAAAGCTTGAAGATTTCAGGAGATCGCAATGCAGCTCTACAGCATCGAATTCGACCAGCTCACCCTTTCAAGCGAAGCTGACGCCGCCGGCAACATGGTCAGCAGCGAAACGCGCACGCGCAAACGGATCAGCGATCTGCCGTTGCAGACGATGGCGATGTATCGCGAGAAGATGACGGGGCTGAATTTCGTCTCTGAGGCGCAGACCGAAGTCTCGAACGATCCGGTCAAGCGCGAGCGTCGCACGTATTCGCACAATGGCGCAGCCAAAGCGCCGCCTGTCGGCACGACGCTGGTCAAGTCGCACCAGGAAAAGATCAACGATGCAGCCGCCTCCGGCGATCTGACGGCGGCAATCAACATGGGGGTTCTCTGATGTGGCAGTGGCTTGTCGGCACTTACACCAACTACTACCAGCGCGACGATAAGTTCTGGACCGGCTTGAAGATGAGGACGCGACGGGCCTCGCTCTCAATGGCGGAAGACAGTTGCAAAGATGGCGACGTCAAGCTTGTCGGTCGTGTTCGTATCAAGGCGATCAACGAGCGAGGAATGGCTCGTTTCATCGAGGTGCAGAAAGCTAAGCAGGTGAGATAATGGCTGACTGGATCGTTCAGACACGCGGCAAGTATCGCGGCAGCATCGGTGTGATCGTCAGCGGTCAGTCCGAGTTCGGACGCAAGCTCTGCCGGTTCGGCTCCGATGGCCCGTCGCGTTTCCTCTCGTCAGACGCCTTTCGCAAGGCAACCCAATCCGAGATCGCCGAGAAGCTAGGCTGCTCGCCGCGTGATCTTCCATCCTACCTCAAAGAGGCGCATCCAGCATGAAATTCAGAACACTCACCATCGAGAACTTCCTGGCTATCTCGGAAGGCAAGATCGAGCTTGCCGATCGCGGCCTGGTCCTCATTCAAGGCGTCAATAACGACGACACGTCCGCGTCGTCGAACGGCGCTGGCAAGTCGTCTGCCGCCGATGCTTTGTGCTGGTGCCTCTATGGCGAGACCGCACGCGGCGTGTCAGGCGATGAAGTCGTCAACGACACGGCCGGCAAAGGCACCCGTGTCGAGGTCATCATCGAAGACAATGGCGAGATCTACCGGATCGCGCGCCATCGCAAGCACAAGCCGAACAAGAACGCGCTTATGGTCGAGCATCTGCCGCCGACACTCGGCGCAACGCCCAAGGATCTGACGAAAGGCACCGATCGCCTGACGCAAGCGGTAGTCGACAAGATCGTCGGCGCGTCCCTGGAAGTGTTTCGTGCAGCCGTCTACGCAGGCCAGGAACAAATGCCAGACCTCCCGGCAATGACTGACAAGGCGCTTAAGATGCTGATCGAAGAAGCGGCTGGCGTCACGCTCCTCGAGGAAGCCTACAAGGATGCGCGCGAGCGCCTCGGCGTGGCGAAGAACAACATGGAACGCGTCAGTTCGGAAATGGAGCGGCTGAAGCACAGCCAAAAGCACCATGAGGATAACCTTCTCGAGTTCGACAAGCTCAAGGTCGAATGGGAAGAGGCGCGCAAGTTCCGCGCCACCAACGAAGGCGACATGGCGCGCGAGCGTGTCGCCAAGGTCAAGGAAATCGACAAGCAAATGGCTGGTGTTGGCGATGAGCCAGGCCTGGTGTCGGCGATCGCCGCTGTCGATGCCAAGATCGGCGACGTCGATCATGAGAATACCGAGCTCGCCGAGCACAACACGCTGGTCGCGCAAGCCAACGCCAAGATCAACAGTCTCGACCGGCTGTTCCAGACAGCGGCCAATGACGTGCGGCGCCACAAGCAGGCGCATGACGAGATCAACCACAAGATCGGCTGCGCCTGTGACGGTTGCGGCCGAGAAATCACGGTTGCAGAGATCTCCGCGGCGGCCGATGCAGCCAAGCGCGACCTGACAGCGAAAGCAAACGACTATCGCGCGCTCAAGTCAGAGCTGGAAGCAGCGCAAAACGACGCACAGAAGCTCACCAGCGAGCGGGACGCGTTCAAAGCATCAATGACTGATCTAACGCAGGTCACGAGCGACAGAGCGCATCTACAGAGTCGCCTGAACGATCTGCGAACCTTGCTCAATGCGCGCAAGAACGCCGCCGACCAGGCGCGTGCACATGTGGACCGGTCGAAGGCGATCAATGCCGAGATCAATCCTCACCTGGCGAACATCGAGCGGCATACCACGCTGCTTGAAACCGCGCGCCTTTCTATCGACGGGCTGCAAAGCACGGCAGATGAATTCGAGACGGATCATGCGCATGCCGAGGCAGTGGTGAAAGTCTTCTCGCCGGCGGGTGTCCGTGCCCACATTCTCGATGAGGTTACGCCTTATCTGAACGAGCGAACGGCGCACTATCTAACGACGCTGTCTGACGGCAACATTTCGGCGAACTGGACGACACTCGTCGCCAACGGCAAAGGCGAGCTGCGCGAAAAGTTCTCCATCGAAGTCACCAACGAGAAAGGCGCCAAGAGCTTTGCTGGTCTGTCCGGCGGTGAGAAGCGCAAGGTGCGCGTTGCAACGGCGCTTGCGCTGCAGGATCTCGTCGCGACACGCGCATCGAAGCCGATCGACCTCTTCATCGGCGACGAAATCGACCATGCGCTCGATGAGCCTGGTCTTGAGCGCCTGACACAGATCCTCGAGGAGAAGGCACAGGAGCGTGGTTCGGTGTTCGTCATCAGCCACAACTCGCTCTCCGACTGGATCAGCCAGATCATCGAAGTCGTCAAGGTTGGCGGCATGACGACACTACAGGAGATCACGGCATGAGTGACGTTGCAGTAACGCGCCGCGTCGTTTTCTCGGAATGCGGCCTCTATCGGTATCTCCTTGAGCATGACTTCGGCGGAACCGGTCCCGTTATCTCCCTCGGCATGGTCAATCCGTCGAAGGCCAATGGCAGCACGAACGACCCGACCATGACAAGGGTTGATGGCTTTGCCGTTCGCCTCGGCGCAAGCAAGGTCAAGGTCTGGAATAAATACGCGCTGATCGACAAGGACGTGAAGGCGCTCCGGTCTGCCGTTGATCCGGTCGGGCCGGAGAACGACGCCTATATCGCACAGGCTATCCGTGACGCCGACATTCACATCGTCGCTTGGGGTCCACTCTCGAAGCTGCCGAAAGCACTGCGCGGCCGTTGGGCGTCGGTCGTCGATGTTCTGCACCAGGCCGGAGCCAAGCCGATGTGCTGGGGAACAGCGCTCGACGGTCAGCCGCGCCATCCCTTGATGCTCGCCTATGCGACCCATCTCATTCCCTGGATAGCACCAGAGGGCTAAACCGATCACCGAATAAAACTGCGCGCACCCGTCAAACCCCTGACTATTATAGTCAGTCAATATTTACTGAAGGCAACGAAATGGCAAAAGCACCACCTCTTGATGATGCGGTGAAGGCGACCCTCGAGCGGATCGCTAACCGCATGTTCTCAACCATGAAGGAACTGGACGGCGTCTATAACGCAGACGGCTTGCATCAGCTTCCGGTTATGCAGCACGACAGCACGTTCCGTCACCGGCCGATCGACGCCAGTGTTGAATTCCTGGTGAGCAACGTCCGGCTCGGCGCACGCGGTCAGATCATCTTTATGTTCGAGCCGGCCGACGATCGGGACTACCAGTATGTCGAGGTCGAGCAGAAGAAGATGGATCTCGTCTTCCCGCTGTTTGCCCCTGCATACGCCGCCAAGATCGGCAGCCAGGCTGAAAGCTTCGAGGCACTAATCGAGGCGACGGCCGAACTCCTGGTCAAAGAGGACCAGGTCGAAGAGCTCCGCGAAATCGAGGCTCTCGAAGAATCGCAACAGAACAACAGCAGAATCCAGAATTATGGGAGATTTTAATTGGCTATCATCAAAATAGCGGGCCTCGACGGCTCACTGCGCAACTTCGGCATTGCGCGCATGCTCTACAACACGGCCGACGAGACCCTGGTCGTGGACGATCTGCTCCTGATCCAGACCGTGAACGACAAGACCAAGAAGATGCGCGCATCTTCTGACACCTACGAGCGCGCCAAGAAGCTCGCGGAAGAGGCTGAGGAATTCACCAAGGATTGCGTGCTGACGTTTGCGGAAGTCCCGTTCGGCGGCCAGAGCTACGACGCGGTGCTCGGCTTCGGTATCGTCATTGGCATCTACGCATCGCTGTCTGTGCGTCCGGAAGAAGTGGCGCCGGCACAGACGAAGATTGCCGCCGTTGGCACACGCACGGCATCGAAAGAGGAAATGATCGATTGGGCCTTCCGGCTCTATCCGGACGCACCATGGCTGACGACGAAGCGCGGTGGCAAGATGGTCCCGACCAAGGCAAACGAACACCTGGCCGACGGCTGCGGTGTCGTGCATGCCGGCATCAAACTGCCATCCTTCCGTCAGGCTATTGCGATCATCGCGGCGTCTGAGCGTAAGGCGGCATAATTCTAAAAATCAAGCCTATATTGTCAGTAAAAACTGACTTACACTGTGTGCCCTTCACCCCGCTCTTGAGGTGAGGACGCTTTTCCAACGGAGTCAAATATGAATATGCATACGCCGGCACGGACCTACTTTCCGGGCATGGGTCAGGCTGTCGCCGACCGCACCATCAATCGCAAAATCACTGAAGCCGACGGCACATCCCGCGTCGAGACCTGGGAAGAAGTCTCCCATCGCGTAGCGCTCGGCAACTCTCTGCTGGATCCTCGCGGAGCCAATGCATCGCAGAGCGAATATGTCGGCATGCGCCACCATCTGCGCCAGGCCTCGCTGCTTATGTCCGGCCGTCACCTTCAGCACGGCGACGAGACGCAGCCGACACGCAATCAGGAAGTCTTCACCAACTGCTCAACTGCAGCCGCAACCTTCCTGCTGTTCTACCTGCTGCTCAATGGTTCCGGCGTCGGCCGCGCCTATGACGACATCATGATCAAGGCTGATCTGAACAACATGCCGATCGTCGTTCCGGTCATCGACTGGAGCCATAAGGATGTTCAGAGCGGTCATATCTCGGGCTACAAGACGCTTAGGGATGCAAACCATCTTTATGCCGATCGCAAGATCACCATCTTCAAGGTGCCGGACAGCCGCGAAGGCTGGGCCAAGGCGATCGAAATCATCGAGCGCATGGCTTACGAGGGCCGCCGCGACGAGGTTCTGATCCTCGATTTCACCGGCGTCCGCGAGAAGAACGCGCCGATTATGGGCATGCAGGGGCGTCCTGCTTCTGGTCCTGGTCCGCTGATGTCGGCGATCGCCAATATCGCAATGCTGCGTGACGCAGGAATGGCGCCATGGCGTGCTGCAATGTATGCCGACCACTATGCCGCGGAATGCGTTCTCGTCGGCGGTGCGCGTCGTGCAGCTCGCATGGCAACGAAGCACTGGAAAGACCGGACGATCTTCGACTTCATCAACCTGAAGCGCGGTGGATTCCTCTGGTCTTCGAACAACTCGGTTACGATCGATGACGAGTTCCGCAAGGCTTGTAACAAGGTGCGTCGCCAGCTCGGCGACGGCGATCTCGCCAACAGCGTTCCGCGCCTGGTGTTCCTGCGCGCTGTCAACGCCATCACCGAAGAAGAGGCGCACGCCTGGAAGGTTCTGGTCGAGCTCGCCAAGGCATCCTACTTCGATGGCACCGGCGAGCCTGGGATCATCAACCAGGACAAGCTGACGCAGAACAACGAAGGCATCGAAAGCTACGTTGATGGCCTCTACGCCGGTTCCTCGCGCTTCCAGGTCGATGCTGACACCGTTCCGCTGATGGCAGCGCTTGCGCGTGTCGTCATGGGCGTCACCTACTCGATGATCACAAATCCTTGCGGCGAGATCACGCTGCTGATGCTTGGCGCCTACTGCGTCATCGCTGACGTCGTGCCGTTCCATGCTCAGGATGACGACGACGCAGAAGATGCGTTCCGGACTGCCACGCGTGCGCTCATCCGCGTCAATACGATGGATTGCCTCTATCGGCGCGAGGTCAACCGGACCAATCGTATCGGCGTCGGCATCACCGGCTTCCATGAATGGGCCTACAGCCGCTTCAAATTCACCTGGCACGATATCGTCAACGAGGAGAAGTCGCGCGAAATGTGGCTGATGATGTCGCGGTTCAAGCGCGCTATCGTCGAAGAGGCAAACGCGTTCGCTAAGCTCATCGGTGTCGTCGTTCCGCACACCAACACCACCTTCAAGCCGGCCGGCACCACCTCCAAGCTGTTCGGCCTGACGGAAGGCGCACACTTGCCATCGATGCGCGAGTTCCTGCGTTGGGTGCAGTTCCGCAATGATGATCCGCTGGTCGCGCAGTATGAGGCGATGGGCTATCCGATCAAGCGCCTGAAGTCCTATGAAGGCACGACGGTCGTTGGTTTCCCGACCAAGCCGAAGATCTGCGACCTGGACGGCGGTGCATGGGTTGTCACGGCAGCCGAGGCCACTCCGGAAGATCAGTATGAGTTCCTGCGCCTGCTGGAGAAATACTGGATCCGCGGCGTTGCTGAAGATGGCGTCACGCCTATGGAAGAAAGCGGCAACCAGGTCAGCTACACGCTGAAGTATGATCCGAAGGTTGTCGATTTCGAGCACTTCCTGACGACGCTGCTCGACGGCCAGTTCTCGATCCGCTGCTGCTCTGTCATGCCGCAGACCGATACCTCGGCCTACGAGTATCAGCCGGAACAGCCTGTCACCAAGCAACAGTTTGAACTGATCGCTTCTGCCATCCAGAACGACAACAACGTGAAGGAAGACATCGGCTTCGAACACGTTGATTGCGGCGCTGGTGCCTGCCCGATCGACTTCACTGAAGACAAGGCGGCTGCATAATGGCCGATTTCCGCATTGTCAGCCGGCCAGACTGCATTTGGTGCACACGCGCCAAGGCACACCTGGCGCTCCGCGATCTCTCCTTCACCGAAGAGCTCAAGGTGACGAAGGACGAACAGCTCGCGTTCAAAGCAGAAGGCTATGAAAGCTTTCCGCAGATCTGGCGCGGCGACGAGCATATCGGCGGCTTCACTGAGCTCAAACAGGCAGTCGCATAAATTTCGAAAATAGCTATTGCGTCCCTATCGCGCATCGCTATAAATAGATTTGTAAGTAAATAGTGACTGACACGCAAAACGCTTGTCAGTCACGATCATTCTGAAGCCGATCAACGCGCATGTGGAGTTTCTCCGAATGAAGTGACCGCTCGTCGGGATATCAGTCAAAATTGATTAACAACAAGACGAGCCAGGATCGTCAGAAAATAAGCCTGGCCCTTGTGTGAAGCGTCCGACGGTCGGAAGGCCGGTTGCAGTTGGCGGCGGCGAAGGTGGGTGAGCCAATAGTTCATCGGATCGGACGCTTCACACAAGGGATTGCATGAGACTGGAGGCTGAACTGCCTCCGCTGGAGCTCATCTTCCCGCTGGCCGGAGAGGTCATTCCTCCTCCCAAGCGCCTCTTCGGCCAGCACTGCATTCACTCAACATAGGAGCCCTGACATGGGTCAAGTTTTGCAGTTCGCGCTGAAGCCGAAAGCCGTTCAGGAGCCAGTTGCGGCTACGGCGCCGATCAAGCTCAACATAACGGAAACCGAGTGCCGCCACCTGGATGCGGTCATCGATCGCGCCATCAATGTGCTCGATGTCGTCCGCTCCGGCCCGGAGATCATCTGCGATTTTCTTAAAGGCGATCTGACGCTCGCGACCACCGTCAAGTTTCAGGGCGTCGATTACGAGCTGCGCCTCGATCTGCAGCCGAAGGTCATTCCACCGAAGTTCGCATAACGCACGAGAGGAGCAAGTGCATGGGAGCGTCGACTAACGGAAAGCCAATCACGCCCTGGATCGGTTCCTGGGCCTGGGAAATAGAGCAGCGCCGCAAACTTAGCGCTCTCCGCGAACAAGAAACCACCTTCTACATTCACGGCGACAAGCGCTCTGCAATCGAGCGCCGGGATGAAGCAGATGCAGTCGAAAAGGAGCTTAGACGACATGGCTGAACGCCGCATCACCAACAATGGCGACCACACGCCGAAACTGAAGCAGATCGCCGGTCTGTTCCAGAGCCTCAGCTTCCGCGAAATGAATGAGCTCGCGGCGATGATCGACAAGCAACCTGGCGAATTCGACACGCCAGAAGTCTTGCTCGCCGTCTGTGACGAAATTCTCACCAAAGACCAGCCGCTCTCGGTAGTTTTCCGCTAATAGAAGGACGCACCTTTGACGCTCCATCAAACATTCGACCCAAGGGTGAAGGTCGTTCTCGATTCCATCAGCCCTGACGGCATTCGCCTTCCAACCATCCAGTTTCGCCAGCCGCGCATGATCCATGCCGATTTTCTGACGCATCGCGTGTTCAGCCGCAACGGCCGATCCTCACGCGCTGTGCCGGTCGTGACGCTTTTGGAAGAGGCCAAAAATCCCTACGTGCCGCATTTTCTGAAGAACCAGCCTGGCATGATGGCCTCAGAGGAGTTCTCTGACGAGTATCGCGAAACGGCTGAGTTCGTCTGGCGCGACATGGCCGCCTATACTCTGGAGGGCGTGAAAAAGCTTAATGCGCTCGGCGTTCATAAGCAGTGGGCGAACCGTCCACTCGAGTGGTTCGGCTATATCGACGTCCTCCTGTCGTCAAATGATTGGAATAACTACCTCGAGCTTCGCGACCACGAAGCTGCACAGCCTGAGATCCAGCAGATCGCGCGTGCAATCGAAACCGCACTAACGGGTTCGACACCGAATTTGCTTCTGCCCGGACAGTGGCACCTGCCATATATTGCGGACGCCGATTGGATCAAGGCTGACGCCTATCTGGTGGACAATTGGAAGGACGCTACGGAGGCGAATACGGTTGATCTCCTGAAAAAGATCTCCTCGGCGCGGTGCGCACGCTTGACGATGAAACCCTTCGATGGCGACGGTTCCTTCGAGAAGGAACTGATCCGTTACGCTATGCTCGTCGAAAGCAGACCTGTCCACGCATCTCCAGTCGAGCATCAGGCGACACCCGATACCAAGTGTCACTATAACCTGATTCGCGTAAAAGGCGGCGAGGAAGAGCTCGTCCGCAGCGGTTTCGATTGGGATCATCCAGAGCTGCACGGCAATTTCATCGGCTGGATCCAAAACCGCAAGACAGTTCCTTACGAGCGCGCGGCATAAGTCTTTTGCCGCTCTAGGACGATGCGCTCGATGCGAGTATTTTGCTTTCGTCTAATGGGAGGATCCACCATGAAATTGGCTGTTAATGCACCTGATAATGTAATTTTGCTCAGCCTTTCAGCGGCTGGCTCAGTGACAGAAGGACAGCAATTAGCGCGGCTCAGATGTCCCCGCCTTGAAAGACTCGCATCGAGTCTTACCGCGATGGAAACTCATATCGAAATTATCGAGCGTCCCTTTCACGACGGTCGACTCGATGAGGAGATCGACGGCATGAACGATAAAATCGCACTACTTGTGGACGTAGTTGAAAAATATGAAAGCCAGCTGAGCATGGTTGAGGCGGAATATGAGGCCGGTGCAAAGACACTCGAGGATTTGAACACGGCAAATATCATGTTGTTTCAGGCTAAGGCGGCAGCCATCGACGGACGCCTTTCTGCGTCCCAGGCAACGCGCAAAAAGGATGATCTTTTCGATAAGATTAACACAGCCAAGCTCAATCTTCGGCGCGAACGAGCATTTCTCGAGACAATGGTGGCGAACCTCACAATCACTTCACCTGTGTCTGGATCGTTTGAACCAAATGTTGCGACTGGTCACTTCGTAAAACTTGGCGATCCCATCGGGGAGATTGAGGTATGAGCCAAGCTGATGATAACAACAGATGGATGATGAGAAATGGATATTCTTATCAACCTTATGAAGACAACAGCCAACTGAGCAAAGTGGGAGAGCAGATAGGTCGAGCAGTCGGCGCGGGCGTTGGGAATGCGGTGGCCGCCGATTCGGGTGTTGGTGTCTTCGCCAGAAGTCTAGCAGGTAGCGCCGGTGCGGCCATAGGTGGAGAGGTTGGTAAGGCGGTAGGTTTTGTCGCGACCAACTTTCAGGCGATTGAGACCAATGTCGGCACCGCCCTAAACGAGATCACAGATTACCGAAACTGGGCTGATCCGATTATTGATCCAAGCTGGGATTGAGTGGTCAAAACATTCCTCGAGCAACCCAATCTTTCTACGCATATTATTGTCAGTAAACATTGACTGACATGAAACATCTCGATAAGGACGATCTATGCCAGAAAACATCATCAGCTACACCGTCGAAGAGGTTGAAGATTCTGGATGGTATTGGTCCTTCGATGGAGAAGAGCCGCCGAAAAGCGGCCCCTTTCTGTCTCGCGCGATCGCCGATGCAGCAGCACTCATGGCTGTGCAGGAAGCAGTCGCTGAACTCGTAAAACAGCAACTCGGACTCTAAGGAGCATACAAATGGGCGGCCTTCTCGTGGAGCAGACCAACGTTATCATCAACAAACTGCGTCCGGATGCACAGCTTCCGGAATACGCAACAGACGAAGCGGCCGGCGCCGATCTACGTGCGTGCTTCGACGGCGAAGCAATCGCGATCGAAGTTGGCAAACGCGCCATGATCCCGACCGGCCTGGCAATGGAAATGCTGCCTGGCTTTGAAGCGCAGTGCCGGCCGCGTTCCGGCCTGGCTGCCAGGTTCGGCCTCACCATCCTCAATGCGCCTGGCACGGTCGACAGCGACTACCGCGGCGAGCTGATGGTGATCCTGCACAATGCCGGCGAAAAGACCTACTATGTGAACAGCGGCGATCGTATCGCTCAGCTCGTGTTCGCGCCGGTCGTTCATGCAGCCTTCATCGAAGGTGAACTGAGCCAATCGAACCGCGGCGAAGGCGGATTCGGCTCAACGGGTATCGCTTAATGCTGTATGGCATCTGCGGTGCTCACCGATCCGGCAAGACGACACTTGCCAAGGCTGTCGCTGACCAGCTTGGTATCGACTTTCTCGATGCCTCTGTCAGCAGTGCGACGAAGGGTCGATTTGATCCGGTCGCTCCCATGACTTTGAGGGAGCGCCTGGAAATGCAGGTGGACGTTTTCGAACGCCACCTCGAGCTTATCCTTCAGGCTGGCAGGCCGGCGATTGTCGATCGCACGCCGCTCGATTTCTACGCCTACCTGCTCGCGGAATTCCACATGACCTCTGACCGGTTCGCCGAGCAGGACGTTCTGGAAGCCGCCGCGTTTCTCGCCGAGCAGTATCTTGAGGCGGTAAAGATCAACTACGACATGATCTTCTTTGCCGAGATCCTTCCGGTCTACGAGGTCGATACCTCAAAGGCAACGCCGCCTGAAAACCGCGCGTTCCAGCTCCATATCGACGCTCTGATGCGCGGCGGTCTCTCTCATATCCACGACGACATGAACTATGCGTTCGTGCCGGCAATGGCGCTCGAGCCTCGCGTTCAGCAAGTCGCCGACCTCATCGAGGAGCGCATGAACGACATCGATGACATGCGGAAACAGGTCGGCTTTCACTGACAACCTGACAATGCCACGCGCACCCAAAGTGCGCGTGCGCTATACAGTAAATACTTACTGATAACGAGATAAAACGGAGATTAGCAATGGAAGTTTCGCAGCTCGCATCGCTCGATACGCATGCCGTTATTGGCGGTGAAGACCCGGAAGCATTTGGCATCACTGACGACGCCGAAATGTATGAAATGCTCTCCAGCGCCCTTTATCGCGACAAGAAGCGTGCAGCCATGCGTGAGACCATTTGCAACGGCTGGGACTCGCACATTGTCGGTGGCAAGACCGATATTCCCCTCGAAATCACCGTGACTGACGATGAAATCATCATCAAGGATTTCGGCTCCGGTATTCCGCATCACAAGATGAAGCCGATCTATTGCGTCTATGGGCGCTCGACGAAGGTGAAGGATGCAAACCAGACCGGCGGTTTCGGTCTTGGCTCCAAGTCGCCCTTCGCGGTCACCGATCACTTCTCCGTTGTCTCGTGCTTCGAAGGTCTGCGATCCGTTTACGCGCTATCGCGCGGCGGCAAAGCAACGGATGGCAAGCCGGACTGCCGGCGCATGGTCTCTGTTCCGACCGATGACACCGGCATTACCGTCA